GGATCGCCAGCCAGAACCCGTTGCGCGACCGGATCATCGGCCCCGCGTCATGAGCACCGACGATCACCGGGGCGTTCGACCAGACCAGTGCCGCGGCGTTCAGGCTCTCGCTGCCCTTGGGATAGGTCGCGAGCCGGATCGAGTTGCCGAGCCGGGTGCCGAGGCCAGCGCCGGTAATCTGGCCGCGCCAGGCGGATTTCAGGCCCGCGCCCGCCTCGCGCATAGCGGTGGTGACGGCCTTTTCGCCCGCGCGAATTTCGGCCTGCATCATCGCGACGATGTCAGGATCGATGGTGAGCTTCAGTTTCATGCTGGCCTCAGGTCCAGCGTCCAGATCAACCGTTCCCGGTCGCGCAGCGGTTCTCCCTGGATGACATGGCTATCTGCGCCGATGACGATCACGTCGCCCGGACGCGGGGCGGGCAGGTCAGCGACGCGCACATCCACCACCATCGTGTCGCTGACGAAGCGGCCCGCGCCGAAGTCGGTCACGCGATCCGGGGCGCGGCGGATGATGCGGATCGGGCGTTCCTCGGAGGTGGTGGCCGAGATCCAGAGGGCCGGGGCCGCCATGGAGGCATGGGTGAAGATGCGGTCCATGGCGGCGGCAAAGACGGACATGGGCGTTTCTGCCTGGCGTCAGTTCGACGTGTGCAGCCGGATCGCCAGCCGCGGCCGCTTGTTGACCGGCAGGATCGAGGCCTCGGTCATCACGTCGATCCAGCGGCCCTTCTCGTCGAGATGCTGGCGGGCGTAGAGCGGCAGGCCGATGGTGTTGGCGGTTTCGAGTAGGTTCGCGGGGCCGCCATAGGTGGTGAAGGTGTCCATCGTCCCGAGCGGGAAGGCGATGCCCTCGTTCGCCGGGACCAGCCGTTCGGTGGCCTTGGTCGAGAGGGTGACGGTGCCCGAGTATTCCTCGAACAGGATGCCGCCGAAGGGGAAGTTGCGACGGACGTCCTCGCGCAGGGGCTGCGCGCCGGTCGAGGCGTAGAACTTGTAGGCCTCCTCGGTCTTCGGGTGCGCGATCAGCTTGTCGAAGAACTCCCGGCTGACCAGCGCGTGAACTGAGGTCATCGCCTCGCCCAGCAGATTGTCCTCGATGGCGCGCAGCACCTCGCGGACCTTGCCCTGCACGTTCGTGCCCGCGGTGCCGAGGACGAAGTCCACCGAGATCTGCGCCAGGCCGAATTCGGTGAAGTAGTTGTAAAGGGTGGTCCCCGCGCCGTCCTTCACGATGCCGCGCAGGGCGTTCATCTCCATGTACTCGCGGGTCTGGGCGTGCTTGCGGCGCATTAGCAGCAGTTTGCGGTTCATCACCTCGACGAGGGGATCGGCCGCGTCGAACGCGCCCAGCGCGGGCTGGCCCTGAAGATCGGCGGGCAGGATCACATCGTCATGCGGGATCCACGGCAGGGCGAAGCTGCGCATCGAGCGGCCCTCGCGGGTACCGACCGTGGCGGGGCCGCCGAGGGGGACCGAGGGCAGCAGGCTCAGGACGCCTTCGTACTGTTCGATGATGACCGAGCGCTGGCTGACCCCTTCGAAGCGGAAGAGGCCGATCTGGGCGAGGCGGGTGTAGAGGTTGGGCAGGATGTTGATGGCCTGCGTCATCTCGGCCAGCGAATAGCCGCCAGCGTCGAAGGGATTGCGGACGAGGGTCATGGTGGGGCTCCGAGGAATGAGGGGGATCAGACGCCGTCGCGGGCGACGATGCCGACCGCGGCCAGCTGGCCGATCTTGGTGGTGATCTTGGCCCCGTCATCGACGGTGGCGTCGTAGGCGAGGGCGGCACGCGAGACGATTGCCGGGCCGCGGGCCACGACGATGCCGGTCGCATCGGCCAGCGTGGTATCGACGGCATAGAGCAGGACAGCCGAGGCGGTTTGCGCGCCATCGCTGCCGCCGCTGGTCGCGAGCTTGTATTTGCCACTCGCCGTGATGCGGCCGAGGACGGCGCCCACGGGATAGGGCATGCCCGCGAGCAGCGTCACCACCTCGCGGGTGTAGTTCGGGTTGACCTCGTATTTGAGGACGTCGCCCATGCTGGGCGGTTCCGTCAGGACGGGCATGGTTCAGTCTCCAGGGTGTTGGGGGATGGGGAGGCGGGGCGAGGGCGCAGCGACGAATGCCGCCGGTGGCCAGCGCCAATGTCAGCGCGGGGCGGCGGCCGATTTCTTCGCAGCCGCCACGATGGGGCTTTCCTTCGCGCCCGTCGCCGGGGCGGTAGCGATGATGCCAGCGGCATCGCTGCGGGCGGCGAGATCGGCCAGGACCTTGGCGCGCAGGGCTTCTGGCTTCACACCCTTGGCGACCGCATCCGCAGCATCGATCTGGATGCCCAGACGCGCAGCCTGCGCGCAGACCTGTGCGACCTCGGCCGCCTCGGCCCGGATCGCTTCGGGCGACATGTCGGCCGCCGCGGTTTGCGGCGGTGCGACTGCCGCGGGCGCGGCCGGTTCCGGCGGGGCGCTGGCCGCAGGCTGCGCATGATCTTCGGGGGCAGTGGTCATCATCGGGCCCTTTCCCTTGGGGTTGGATTTGAGGGTGTACGTGCCGCGGGGCGCGGCGGCGAAAGCGCGGAAGGCGGTGACCGGATCAGCCACCTCGTCGGCCAGACCGGCGAAGACCGCCGCCTCCCCGCGGAACACGGCGGCCTCGGTGCCCAGTGCCTGGCTTGTGTCGAGGCGGCGGCCGCGCCCTTCGGCGACGGTCTCGGAGAAGAGCTGGCGGAGATCCTCAAGTTCGCCTGCAATCCGGTCGCGGACGGCTTCGGGCAGGGGCTGATACGGGTTCGCATCAACCTTGCGCGCCCCTGCATGGATCAGCGTGACGGCGATGCCCTTTTGGTCCATCGCCCCGCTCATGTCGCTGTGCATGGCCACGACACCGATGCTGCCGACAGCGCCGGTGCGAGGCAGGATGATCCGGTCGGCCTGCGAAGCCAGCGCATAGGCAGCCGAGAGGGCGTGGTCGGCGACGAAAGCCTGCACGGGTTTCACCTTACGCGCGGCCCGGACGCGGTCGGCGAGGTCAAAGGCTCCGGCCACTTCGCCGCCGAAACTGTCAATGTCGAGCGCAATGCCGCGGATCGCAGGATCGGCAAGCGCCGCCTGCAGTTGGGCCGCAATTCCCTCGTAGGAAGTGAGCCCCGAGGATTGGCCGATCCAGGCCCCGCGATGCACCAGTGTGCCCGCGATCTCAATGACCGCGATGCCGTCGACGACCGCGAAAGGCTGGCCGCCGTTCCGCGCCTGACGGTTGGTCAGGTCATCACCGAAGAGCGACGCCCGGGCGGGCAGGGTGGCTGCATCCTGATCCTCGGTCGCAGTGTTCAGCCCTTCGATGCTGATCTCCCGCCCAACGATCCGGGGGCCAAGCCCGGAAAGGAAGGCCAGCGCCTTGGCGGGATCGATCATCAGGGGCGTGTTGAAGACGCGCTGGGCGATCTGGGTGTGATGCATCATCCTTCCTCCGCGGGCCGGGGTTCCCGGTCCTCGCCGTCGTCACCCTGATCGTCGCTGTCCAGCTGTTCCTGCCGCTGACCTTCGGCGGCCCCCGGACCAGAACCGCCGCCCGCCGCCTGCGCGGGCGAACCCGGCCGCCGGAAGTCGAGACCCAGCTCGGCCTCGCGCTTGCGTTCGGCCGCGATTTCCCGGTCGACCTGCTCGGCGTCGTAGCCGCGCTCCGCGATGGCCTGCGTGCGGGATTTCAGGCCCGCCTCGATCTGCAGGATCTCAGCCGAGGCATCCTTGGCTGGGTCGATCCAGTCCCATTTCGTGGGGAGCCAGTCGCAGGCGAGATATGCGCGCCTGTCGGTCGCATAGCCCGGCAGGTCGATGGCACCGGCCAGCACCGCCATGTCCATCCAGCGGGTCCAGACAGCGCGGCACAGCTGATAGACCATCACAGAATGCTGGAAGGCCGAGATGCGGCGCCGGAAGTCGACCAGCGCGATCCGCGTGTTCGAGAAGTTTCCCTTCGCCGTATCACCGGTCAGATAGCCATAGGGCACGCCCAGCGCCGCGCCGATCTGCAGGAGCGTGCGGTACTGGAACGGTTCATAGGTCGAACCGGAATCCGGTGTCGAAGGTGTGGTGACGTCTTCGCCCGGGTCTAACCGCACCACCTGGCCGGGTTCGACCTCGAGATCGTCCTCGGCCGGATCGAGGGCGGTTTCCGGGGCGGGCGAAGTGATGAACATCGCGAACATCGCCGCGGTCTTTTTCCGCTCCAGCTCCGCGTCGTCGTAGAGGTCCAGCGTGAAGAGTTTCACCACGGCCGCAGCAAAGCGCGACACGCCGCGCAGCTGGCCTGCTTCGACCGGGTCGAGGATATGGATCACCTCGGACGCGGGCACGCGCACCGTTTCCCCGGCCAGCCCCGGATCGGTCATGTCGCCCGGGTGCCGGCGCAAGAAATGATAGGCCACGCGGCGGCCGATGCCGTCGAACTCGATGCCCTGCCGGATTGATCCCGCACCAGGCAGGACGCGGGTCATATCCTGGGGCAGCATCTCTGAGGGCAGCATCTGCAGCTGCATCGGCACGGTCAGCCCGTCTTCGGGACGCCGGGTGCGGATGCGCAGGAAGACCTCACCCGCCAGAAACACCTCCCGCGCCGCCCGGCGCTGGAGGCCGAAGAAGTCGGTCAGTCCCTCAGCATCGGCCTCGTCGGTCCAGGCCAGCCAGAGCTTCTGCAGCTCCTCCTTCTTCGCGGCCTCGGCGATCTTCGACGAGGGCTTGATGCCGTCACCGACGACATGGTTGGCGAAAGCATCGACCGCGTTCGCGGCATAGCCGTTGTTCCGGACCAGCCAGCGGGCGCGGGCGGTGATGGTTTCGCCGGAAGCCGCGATCAGCGTGTTCACATGGGCGCGGGTCGCGCGGAAGCCGCGCATGCGGCGGTGGGACTGCGCCGCGTCAAAGCCACCGATGATGGACCCGAGGCGCTGGCGGAAGGCGTCGAGAACCATGTTCACAGACCCTTTGTCGCAACCGTGCCCCAGCGGCGGCGACGCGGGATGGCAGAGGCGGTAGCGATCCGGCCCTCCAGATCGCGAATGGCCGCCGCCAGTTCGGCATCTGAGCCATAGGTCACTGTCTTGCCGTCGTAGCTGACGCTGCGCAGCCCGGCGAAGCGGGCTTCCTGCAGTGCCGTGAGCAGGGCCTGCATGCGTTCCAGGTCCATCAGTCCCTCATGAAGTTCGGGGTGTAGGCCCGCCGTTTCCGGCGTGGCGTGGTCAGGGTTCCGGCCTTGGGCTGGGCCGGATCGGGTGGTGTGGTGTCAGTCGGGATGGCTGCATGCATGCGCGTTTCCACGCCTGCCTGCGCTTCGAGTCGCCGCCACGTTGCCTCGTCCCAGCGGTCGGCGCCGAGGATCCACGCCGCTGCGCGGGCATAGACCCGGCAGTCCAGCGCCTCGTTCCGCTCGCGCATCTTCTGCCATTCCTGATGGGCGTAGCCGCGCTTATTGCGGATGGTGACCAGCTGTTCCGCCACCAGCTGCTTCAGCCATTCGGTGTCCGCCCAGCCGGGAAGGTGGATCGTGCCGGGGGCTTCAAGCACCCCTTTAGCCCGGTCCTCATCCGATGGGCGTTCGATCCGCAAGAAGCGGTAGGTCTCCGCCTTGAACGTCGCCGTTGCCACCGACCAGAGCCGCGCGCCGCGGCGCAGGCGTTTGCCGCCGATGGTGGCATCGACATAGGTCGGGCCAGACACAGGGGCGGCGCGGTTGAACCCTTCGAGGCCCTTCAGGGGTGCCACCTGTTCGAAGCCGACCTTGCGCGACCAGGCATAGACGGCCGCAGCTTCGTAGCCGGTGTCGATGCCGAGCCGCGCCACCGTCATGAAGGCGCCGTTGGCATGCTGCCAGGACTGGCCGAGCAGGGCCGTCAGCTTGTCCCAAGCGGCGGGGTCGTCAGGCCCGCCCGGAATGACGATGTGATCGACGAGCCAGCTTTCCAAGCCCCGGCCCCAGGCCCAGATGTCGACCTCGATCCGGTCCCTCTGGACATCGGCCCCGGCCGTCAGAAACAACCCCGCCATGGGCACCGTGCCCGGCTTCCAGGATTCCCGCCGATCCGCCAGCCGCTGCCATTCCGGCGCGTCGCCCGACTCGACCCATGTCTCGCCCAGAAGCGTGTTGCGCGCGGCGCGCAGCGTCTCGTCCGACCCTTGGG